ATCAATATTATTTGGTTCTAATGTTGATAGTTTTTGAATAATAGATTGTTTATTAGAAATGAGTTCTGGTATAGTAATTGTCTCAATTGTATTAAATTCATCTAATAATTCAGCATGCTTTACATCAAGTGTATTTGAACGAATATATTGTTTATGTCCACTCATATTGATTATAATAATGAGATTTGTATGTTTATGTTTGTTATTACACTATATAGTTATTATAATTCAAATCTTATATATAAATATATAAAGAATGGATTTAGCATCAGTTATACCAACTAATGTAAATATATCTATTGCAAAATTTCAAAAAATGATGTTTTTAATAAACGCATTGAATGGAGGATGGACTATAAAAAAGAAGAATAAATCTTATATTTTTACAAAAAAACATGAAAATAAAAGGAAGGTATTTGAAAACGAATATTTGGAAAATTTTGTATCAAAAAATATAGAAATAGATGACGAGACAATCGCAGACATATAAGTTTACCATTTATAATATAATTTACCACAATGTAATATATCATTATATACAATGATATGTTTTGTAAACATATGACAATCATTTAGGAAAATTACATTATTATATTTTATTTCTAATTTATAATTATTCTAATGAATTAGAAATCCCCTAATTTTTTTCTTTTTATACTATATAAGAATTATTTCTAATGGCTGGTGGATTAATGCAACTCGTAGCTTATGGCGCACAAGACGTATTCCTTACAGGAACCCCTGAAATTACCTTCTGGAAAGTATCATACAGAAGACATACAAATTTTGCTATGGAATCAATTGAACAAACATTCTCTGGACAAGCTGATTTTGGACGTAGAGTAACATGTACTATTAGTAGAAATGGTGATCTTGCATACCGTACTTACTTACAAGTTACCCTTCCTGAAATTAACCAACAATCCGGTAAAGAAAATACTCCTGTTTATGCACGTTGGTTAGATTTTATCGGTGAACAACTTATCTCTCAAGTTGAAGTCGAAATTGGTGGTCAACGTATTGACCGTCAATATGGTGACTGGATGCACATATGGAATCAATTAACTCTTTCCAAAGAACAACAAGCTGGTTATTTCAAGATGATTGGTAACACTACTCAATTAACTTACATTACTGACCCAGATTTTGCTGATGTTGCTGGACCATGTGCTTCTAACGATAATGCACCTGCTCAAGTATGTGCTCCTCGTAATGCTCTTCCTGAAACTACCCTTTACATTCCTCTTCTTTTCTGGTTTTGTACCAACCCTGGACTTGCTCTTCCATTAATTGCTCTTCAATACCATGAAGTTAAAATTAACATTGATTTCCGTCCAATTGGTGAATGTTTATGGGCTGTTGACAATTTAGCTTCACCTGGTAAAAGTGTCCAAGGTGCTTATCAACAATCCCTTGTCGCTGCTTCCCTATACGTTGATTATATCTTCCTTGATACCGATGAACGTAGAAAGATGGCACAAAACCCTCATGAATATTTAATTGAACAACTTCAATTTACAGGTGATGAATCTGTTGGTTCATCTTCCAACAAAATCAAGTTAAATTTCAACCATCCATGTAAGGAATTAATATGGGTTGTCCAACCTGATGCTAATGTTGATTATTGTGCTTCTCTTGAAAACACAACTACATTATACAAAACTCTTGGTGCTCAACCATTCAACTATACCGATGCTATAGATGCTCTTCCTAATGCTATCCATGCTTACGGAGGAAATGCTGCTCTTTCAGGTGGTGATGCATTTATTTCAAATAATGTTTTCTCATCTGGTGTTTTCCAAATGGGTGAGGCAACAGATGCTTTATCTGGTGGTGTATCCGCTCCAGGTTCAACTGTATCTGATGCTGGAACATTCGTTTTAGGTGAATGTGCTCTTGATATGCATTGTTGGGGTGAAAATCCAGTTGTTACTGCTAAACTTCAACTTAATGGACAAGACCGTTTCTCAGAACGTGAAGGTTCTTATTTTGATGTTGTACAACCTTACCAACATCATACCCGTGCTCCTGATGCCGGTATTAACGTTTACTCTTTTGCTTTAAGACCTGAAGAACATCAACCATCTGGTTCATGTAATTTCTCAAGAATTGATAATGCTGTCTTACAACTTGTCCTTTCCTCAGGAACTGTTTCTGGTGTCAACACTGCTAAAGTCAGAGTTTATGCTAAGAACTACAACGTTCTTAGAGTCATGTCTGGTATGGCTGGTATTGCTTACTCCAATTAAGCATTTATTATTAATTATTATTAATAATGCGTAATTAAAATATAATAGAAATCATATTTATTATATTTTATTTTTTTAAATTTAATACGTGTAACAATAAAAAGTACTTAAAGTTTCAAGTTGAATATTATTCAAATATACATGTCATCTTCATATAATTTAAATAATACTCAAACACAAAATGAATTGTTATTAAATAGCTTAATGATTTTTTATAAGGATGATGTTAATATAAATACAATAATGCAGATTATAGATGGTGAAGCTAAAATCTCACTTCGAATTGTTGATTGGTTTGTCACAAATTATTCTAAAAAATATTATACAATTTATACATTAAATAAACATGGAAGTCATAGTAGATTTAAAGTATATAATGATTACAAATTAAAGTTAAAATCATATTCTAAAAAAAGGTTTGACCCATTTTGTAGATGGGACCGTATATCAATACCATGTTCAGGTAATCAATATATGGAAACTACAATTGGTCAATTAAACTTTTTTAAATGGGCAATTGAACATGATATTATTTCATTTATAGAATCTAATTATGAAAGTATCGAAATTGATATGAATAATCGAAATAGTATAACTAAAACACGAAATACACCTGATGATATTTCTACACCAGGATTTACTAAAACTAGAAAAAAAAGAGAAGAATTATCATTATCTGCATGCAAATGTATAAAAAAAGAGATTGTGAAAATTATTGTGAATTTTGATTTATAGTATTTATTTTGATTTATAGTATTTATTTTGATTTATAGTATTTATTTTGATTTATAGTATTTATTTTGATTTATAAATGTAATGTTCAAGTTCACATAACCATTTATTTCCCATATCATTTACATCATTTATGTCATATGATACATCTACATTTGCATTAATTCTATAAACATCTATATCATTATTATCGGTTTCATACAACCATTTTTCATGATATTTATTGCATTTTTGTAAATATTCTAACTCAATTGCAGATTCACCTGCACGATTTCGAGATTGTACACGATTGTAACAAACTGTTGCATCAGCATCTATGTGTATTACACTATCTAATTTATATTCATGTGCATATTCATTATAGAATTGATTATATACCTGATATTGTATATCATCCATTATCCCATCATCATATAACATTTGAGCAAATATTTCCTTATCTGCACATAATGAACGTTCGCATATTATAATGGAACAATTGGGGTTTTTACGAATTGCATCTCGAAGATTTGATAAACGCGTTGAATATGCCATTACTTGAAATGTAAATGCATATTTTTCTGGATTTCCGTAAAATGATTGTAAAATATTTTTTCCAGTTTCAATTGAAGATATAGATTCCCATATATCAACTGGTTCTCTTAAAAATATAACATTGGTATTATTTGATAGTCTTTCTTGTAATTTATCTAATATAGTGGTTTTTCCTGCACCAATGTTTCCCTCAATTGAAATTATACGAACGGCTTTAGTAGAATTCATAGTGTAATTTTGTTATTTAAAATAGTTATTTTTACATTATACTATTTATTATTTTTTAAAATCAATTTTTTATATTATGGTAAAATATACAGATATTATGGCATTCACACGTTTTCACGATGATCCACATAGAATAAAAAAACAAATAGATGAAAGTAGTTTTACAGGAAGATACATGTTAAATACACCTGGACCTGGAAGTGATATGCCATTTGTAGAAGACACACAAATTCGTGTACAGAAATGGGGTGCAAATTTACATACAAATAGCATTAATTTAGAGAGTGACCTAAAAGGATTAACCCGTAAATATAATAGAGATAGACATTCTGAAAATGTATACAGCAATCATTCAGTTAAAACTACTCAACAAAAATATAATAGTCAATCTCCATTCGTCGAAGAGAGTCGTTCTAGTAATCCTGCTTGGGTATATAGAGATTTAGAACAAAATCGATGGGAAAATCCGATATTAAATCCATTAAATGGCATTGAATTCAAATTAAATAGTAATATACAAACTAGAATTTTAGAGAAAGATAACTTTATTGCAAAGTTGCCAGTAGTAAATGGTAATCCATCATATTATTTATCAAGTGAAACTATATGCATTGGTGGAAATGAAGATAGTTGCATGGGGTCAGTTTATAATAAATAAATGTATGGTTTGCTTATGTAATACATTGTTGATATATTGAAAATATTATATATGTTCAAAATATATAATATAATAATTAAATGGAATTAGCTATACCAGGAATTGCATTAGGATTAATGTATATCATAAAAAACCAACCGAAACCTAAAACAACTGAGAATTTTGCTGGTAAAAATGATTTACCAAATGTAAATGTACCTAATCCGAATTATCCAAATGAGTCTGATATAAATAACACATCCACATTGTCAGGGGATGTTAATAATACGTCTGCATTATCTACAGTAAATCGTTATAATAATGATAGTGGTACATATACTGATAAATATTTTAATCAAAATTCTTACAAATCTGATAATGATAATGATTCAGCCACATATACTTCATTAACTGGTAATAATGTCAATAGTTCATATTTTGAACATGATAATATGGTTCCATATTTTGGGTCTAGTGTAAAATCACAATCTGTATCAAATTCCAATGAAGGTATTTTAGACAATTATGCAGGAATTGGTTCACACCATATTAATAAAACTGAAGTATCTCCAATGTTTGCATTAAATACAAATCAAGATTGGTCACATGGTGCACCTAATATGAGTGATTTTTATCAATCTAGAGTAAATCCAAGTATGAAATATTCAAACGTAACACCTATTGAACCTCAACGTGTTGCACCTGGACTTGGATTGGGATATACAACGGAAGGTTCACATGGATTCAATTCAGGTATGATGATGCGTAGTGAAATATTGCCAAAAACTGCAGATGAAATGCGTGTATTAACTAATCAAAAATCATCTGGACATGTATTATTAGGGCATGAAGGACCTGCAAATAGTATTATTAAAAATATAGCTACACCTGAACAAATGGGTATAATGGAAAAAAACAGACCTGAACAAAGTTTTGAATTAGATACACGTAGCATGCAACAATCTTTAGATGGAACTCATCCAAATAATTCGAATGCAGACATTGGTCGTCTATTTGTTACCAATGGAGCTTCAAAAGGTGGAACTATACATGCAACCCCTATTGATAGATATGTAACTCGTCCTGAAACCACTACTTCATATGCAGGAGTTGCTTCAGGTCAAAATCCTAGTACTTATACTACAGGTGAATATATGCCATCTCATAATATTCAATTAGGACAAACACAATTCGGTGTTGCAAATGCACAAGGTCGAAATTTTGCAAATGACGCTGATTTTGGAGTTAAATCTAAACATGCATATCCAAATAATCGTACAAATAATTCACAATCTAGTTATTTCGGTATAGTTGGTAAAGGATTAGGAGCTGCTATTGCCCCTATATTAGATGTATTAAGACCATCTCGTAAAGAAAATGTTATTGGGACATTAAGACCATATCAAAATCCAGGTACAACTGTTCCACAATCTTATATATTCAATCCGTCTGATAAATTACCTACTACTATACGCGAAACTACTGAAACATCCAAAAATCATTTAAATGTAAATTCAAATCAACATGGAGGTGCATATAAAGTAACTGACCAACAACCTTTCTAATTACAATCAACGTAATAATGATATTAAATCTAGTACAATTGACGGTAGATTAATTCAAGGAAATATGTCATTATTAAATGGTGATATTAACATGAGACAACGTGAAGGTGATTCGAGATTAAAGAATAATAGAGCTATTATTGGGTCAATGCCTGGGCAAATTCCAGATGCATCTAATTTTGGACGCAGTTCAGGTTCTGACAATAAATTATATCAAAATATTAGTTTAGACCGTAATACATCTGATGTTACTAATATGTTAAAACAAAACCCATATGTAGTTGATTATAAAATGGGATTGTAGAAAATTGAATGCTTAATTTAAATGTTTTTATTAATCACTCAAATTAATAATTATATGTAATCATACAAATAAAATGTTTAATAAATTACC